TATATGTGGTGCTTTCCTGTGTTGGCGATATTGGCACACCACGAAGGATACCACTATAGAAATTCAACTGATTGCGATCATAATCGCGCTGGTTCATGAAGTCACTATACCCCATATCCAAGCCAGCCTGTGTTTGTTCGTCCATGGCACCACCAACGCCAGCCAAGGTCTTACCCCGGTTGAAGGCCAGTGCATCGTTGGCCACACCCTGAGTGCGAAGCTGTTCCGCGCCAGCCATCATGGCTTCACGGTTGCCGGAGAAGACATCTGAGTTAAGCGCACGGTTCTGGAGATCACGCCCTTGTTCTTGGCCGAAGATGTCCGCACCGCTCTGGTACGCCTGAGCCAAACCTTGGGTGTTCATCTCGTTTAGTTGCATATTGCGTTCGCGGTTGGCGATCTGGTCCTGCACAAAGCGCCTGTCGCCACCGAAGGCCCCAGCTTGCATGGCGGCATCGTTACGGCCAACCTGCTGCTCGTTGTAGTTCTGATCCAACCGGGCTTTCTGGGCGTCCAATACATTGGTGATGTACGGGTTCATGTACTGTTGGGCCACGCCAGTGTCTGTGTAAGACGGTAAAGCGCCAAACTGATCTTGGGCGCTGCCACCTGTCGCTACGTTGGTAAACGCCGCTTCTGCGTCGGTAAACGCCTGTGGGGTTCCGGCAGTGGCTTGGTCCCGGAGTTGCTGGAACCCGGCTTGGGTGTCCGCACCCGGTTCGGCAATGCGCTGGCCTTCATAAGGAGTGTACTCCGTAAGGCTGGCATCTTCAGTGCGATCCAACAGACCTGTGAAGTACGGTTCTGCGTAATCAGGTAGATTGGATTGGTTGACCGTCGATGTTGATGGCGCTGGCGCTGGAGCGCTGCCGCCGCCGCCTTTACCGAAACAGATGCCGCGCAGGATCATGTCTTCCTGTTCATTATCTGACCAATCTTCAGGACCATCGGTCCAGACTGTTTTATGCAACATCTTGTTTCTCCAATTCAACTTCATCGAAGTTCTTCTCGCACACCATATATGCGGCGTCCCAATCGAACTTCTTCAGGAACCGCTCCCAACCTTTACGCCCGACTGTTTCCAAGCCTGAGCAATCGTTTTCTCTTGCGTAGCGCTCTAGGGTTTCCAAGAGTTCTTCGTGCCACGCCCCGATGTTTTCTCCGCCAATAAACATAAGATTAAGCATCTTCTTTAGCGGATAATGCTCAATTCTCGTAACGAGAGCGCCTTCTGCTTTGTTGTCTTCATCGAAGAACATCCACAACTGGCGCTCATCTTTAAGCAAAGCCTCCCATATACCAGCCATATTCTCGCGCCCATGGGCCATTTCAATAGATTTGGCGAGATGCTTTTCCACGTCTTTGGCGACGATGTTGAAGGCTCCTGAAGGGATCAGTGAAACACTCATGCAGACATGTCCTTGCCTACGATGGCTTTGCGATCAGCTTCGAGCTTGGCCATCATGCCGTTGCCTTCGTATTCATCGACTTGGGCCTTCGGCATGATGTACTCGCCATCAGCGACACGAACTTCCTCGACGGATTGGCCGTCTTGGGTGATCTGTGCCGGGATACTGTCTGAAGTGCCAGTGCCGGGGCCTTGGATCATACCACCAATACCCTCTTGGCCACGTTGAACTGAAGATTGCTCGGCAATTACTTGTTGGCGAAGCTGTACAAAAGCCTTCTCGCCATATGTCTGGATGAACTGTTGAATAGCTTTCTGCGGCTCAGGGTGCTGCCCTGCGATTGCAGCGACTGCGCCCATAACAATCGGGTTCTGTTGTATCTGCTCCATCTGCTGGGCTTGCTGCGGGGTCTCTGGCTGAAGTTCGCTGGGAGTTACTTGACCACCTTGCGCCCAACCATCAACACCGCCATCGCTGCGTCCGGCGGTTGCGTCACCTGTGTCGCCGTCCATGCCAGCATCTTGGCTACTGCCGCTGCCATCGTTGCCCCCATTGCTGCCGTCTGTGCCGTCCAAACCATAATCCCAACCGCCAGAAACATTAGAGCCAGTGGGGCCTTGGGCCGGGTCGGAGCTACTAATCATGCTGCCCACCGTGGGCGCACCTATCGCTTGCGATCCAGCATTCATAACACCGCTAGTTATGGCGGGGCCGATGCCGCCAGTGAGCGCACCGAAAGCTACGTTTGCAGCCACTTCACCCCAACTGATGCCGTCATCAGTATTACCGATTGAGCCGGGAGCGCCGTCTGGTGGCCCGAAATGTGTGTCGTTGGCAGTGTCATTCACATCAGCGGGATCACTGGTAGGGTCCTCCCCGCCGCCGCCCAACATCGGAGGTAGGCTCGGCGCAGGAGAGGGGATCGACGGTGTGAGAGCGGAGACCACCCCCGAAGTACGGGGCTGGGTGATCCCAAAGCCATAGTTATGCTGCGCGCCCATACCGGGCCTGTATCCAGCGCCCGGCTGGACGATACCGCCAGCGGCGAAGCTCTGGTCGTATGTGCCAATGGGGTCCAGATATGCGCGTTCCGGATCAATACCGGGGCGGTAGCCAGCGGGTTTCGCTATGAAGCTGCGCTGGTTGCCTGATTTCTGATAAGGGCGTTTGGCGTAAGTCTTCTTAGTAAAGTCAGGGATAGCTGGCTGTTGGCCAGCACCTGTCAATGAGCCAAGACCGCCACCCATAGCGCCGATACCGAAGGCTGCTGTGCCGATTGGGTTGCCTGTGATGGCGTTCTTAGCGGCTTGCCCCCAACCTACCTTATCGCCCAAGTAGTCCATTTTATCGCCAAAACCCATCTTGGTGTACGCAGGGTTGGTTACTGTACCTTTGCCATAGTCGGCTATAGACGTTCCAGCTTTTTGGAACATATCGCCAACCGAACCACCATCCACTGTCGATGCTGAACCTCCGGAGAAGCTCGCAGATGGGGGTAGGAACTCAGCCTTTGGAACAGGGGTTGGGTACGATATAGGACCCCCACGGCCCGGTATGGAGTTCGCTACATTATCAAACGCATTAAAGTTAGACGAGGGACCAGAATTTAACCCATATCCGGGGCTTGCTGCGGTCATTGGGTGAGGGTTCGCTGCGCCCACATAAGGTGTGTTTAGTACACTGCCCGGTGTCGCTGGGGGCGCTTGTGGCGCGCTCACCAAGGGGAAGGCGGCTTCTCGTGCTGCGGCGTTCGCCATAGCCTCTTGTGTAGGCACAGCTTGTAGGGCCGCTGTCTGTTGTGCGGTAAGTACGCTTGGTGGCGCGGCTGCCATAGATGCAGTCATAGGTGCAGCGGTCTGGGCATAGATAGGATTGCCAGCGGCTTGGCTCATGTTAAAGTTCGATAAGGACGCTGCATTGCCGGGGGGAGCTAAGTTCAGTAAACCCTGAGCATTCTGCCCCACGGCTTCTGAACCAAGGATGCCTGAGCTACCTATAATCTTCGTTGGGTCAGCATTAGCCATTGTTGGAGCCAAACTGGCTTCCGTGGCTGCATCAACGCCAGCGGCGGTACCACCCGCAGCATTCAACATCGATCCCATGCCGAAGCTCATCAGCCCCCCTGCCATCGCTGTACCGAAGTCGTCACCTTGGGCTAAAGACCCAGCAAACGAGCCAAGTCCAGCGCCCATTGCAGCGGTCAGGCCAATACCCATGCTGGGAGCTAACCAGCCCCCCGCAAGAGCGCCCAGCAAGGGTAAGAACGCTTCAGGTTGTCCGGTGTCGGGGTTGGTTGTTAACGCACCTGTAGGAGATAATTGAGCCAGCGCATCGACTTCGATGGGGTTCATGTGGACCATCATCGTATCGCCATAACGGCCTTTTGATGCTAATTCAGCGGCTTGTTGTCTCATAATTAGACCCCTATGGTGTCGAAACTGTGACGCTACCTAGCGCCGTTGTGGCAACGAACGTGTCCGCATACGCCTCTCCTGCCCGGACAATCTTCAATATACCATCATCCGAGAAGATATCGCCAGTCCTTAAACCTGCGCCGTGTTCTTGGGTGTTGGTTAGATTGATAGCGGTGAAGTTTCTTTGGCGTGTCGAGTTCAAAATATCGATGGCGTTTTCGAGCGCCCGCACTAACTGATCCAAATAGCGTATATCTACCTGCGCTCCATTCAAACGAGGTAGGCGTGGTATTACGACTTCTGTTTTTAAGACTGAATTACTCATTGACGGCCATCTGACCTGACCCGCAAACGAGGTTCACCTTCACGCCATGATACGCCAGTGGCGCTGTTTTCAATACGGTACACGAGGCCACGGCCCCGCACTCTTATGGCGGATTGCTTGGTGAACTGCTCCACAGGGCTTGTCGCAGAGCGCGTTATCGCACTGGCGTCCCCTGTACCGAGCGCGCCACCGGGATAGTCTCTGGGGTATACTGTGATAGAGACTGCCGGGCTTACTGCTGTGGACCCAGCGAACGTAACATCCGGCAGCAACTGATCAACAAAGGCATACTGGTAGCCTTCGCCGGGGATCGGCTCAAAGATGGCACTCTCTGCATGTGCTGCGATAGCTGAGACAGGCGAAGTGGAGCCGTCATCTTGGCCCAACTCATGGTTATAGAGCATATTGTCTGTGCCAGCGGCTATCGGGTAGTTATTGTGGCTGCGATCTATCCATGCAGTCCGCACCAACGTGCCGTGATACCAGATGTTCTGGGCGAAATTAAAGGTCACGTAGCTATCGACTTCTTCAGTGGTCGTCGGGTAATGCCAAGTGACTTCGCTTTCGCCACGGTTTATGCCAACAAACGTCTTTATTTTCTGTGTTGCGTTTATGTTCAAGAACACATGCTCGCGCAGACTACATGGGAGTGTTTTCACAGTGCCATCGTATATGTAGAAATTCTTTGATCCCATCCAGTATGTTATCTCATCAACTTCGATTGCAGCGTTAGGCGAAATTATCGAAGTATTGGTTGACAGGAGTTTGGTTCCGAAGAAATACGGCGCGCCCACGTAGTTTACAGCATTGAGCGAGGTGTCGGTCCACACCAGCACTTCACGCTTTGTTACAATGCCTGTAACTATTTGTGAGCCAACATTTAATCTTAATGATCCGGCGCTGTTGTCTGTGTCGGGGGTCCACGTCAACAAACTCTCTGCGTCAGGCCACCGGATCAGCATTGTGTCTTGTGTGCCGATGTCATCGGTGGGATCACACCCAAGCGCCAACACATGGCGGACTTCAGGTACTATAAGAAGCTTACGGCATATTGTGGGCGCGGTGTCGGACCCGGACAAAGAAGTTATATCTACGGCTCGTGTGCCTGTGCCAACTGACGTGTCCCAGTAGTAAATCCCGCTGTTACGAATATTAGCCAGTAAATCTTCACCCCAGTTCGCCAAAGACCACAACCTGAGTTGCGCCGTGACATCCACGGCTCCGGTAGAAGCCTCGCCCCAAGCCTCTGCCCCAAACGTGTCAACACCCCAACCAGTGCCTACCACGGCGGTATCCAGACCAACACTAATTTGATAAGCAGCCACTACGTTCGCACCGCCCTCTGTGGCGTCTGCGCCTGCGGCGACGGCGGACATTGTAACCACGTAAGTATTAGCGTTCGTGATGCTGTCTATGACGTATTCAGAGTTCATGACCCCCGCTGTGAGGGTCCCATCACCGCTTGTCGCGCCAGAATACGTCACATAATCACCCGCCACTGCTCCATGAGCCGTATCCGTCACGATAACTTCAGCAGAAGCCGCCGTAATAGAAAAGGGGTTTGTGTTTATGGTCGATGAAGCTCTTATGGGAGTGATATCGTAATAGCTTTCCCCAGCCTCCGTATAGAGTTTTATGTTTGTCCCCAAACCAAGTCGGTTCTCCCCCTCTAAAGAAGTCCACGGGAGGATCGATCTGCAAGTACCAAGGAACGTAGCTGTGGCGTAGGCCACCCATCCACCAATCTTCTCTGGGTAACCTTGGCGAAAACGTACTTTATCAGTGTCATACCAAGTTATAGCGCCGCTGCTGTTGGTGCTTTCTTTATCAACACCGGGCTGGAATTTTAAGGTTATGAAAGGCATTACAGTAACACCAATGCTCCAACAGTTGCGCCAGCCATAGCGGCGGCTACGTCCTTACCACCAGCTAGTCTCTGTAGCCACTCAGGCTTACCATGCTGCTGAACGAAGTAATAGATAGCAGTGAGGATAGGGCCGATGGCAATGTACGCCATAAGTTCCTGTCGGCCTGTCACCTGATCAGCTACGAAGCAAGTCACCAACGTTGGTATGGAGTAGCGCATAAGACTATACTTCCAGTCCTCCCACTTGGTGTATCCCATAGCTACAGTGGCCCAGCCAGCAATCGCAATACTAGCCACGGCCCAAGTCTCCACGACAAGAAGATGCTGACCGTCCAGAGGGCCATACCAGCCAGCCAGCAACATAACGGCAGCGAGGGACCAACGCCCCGGACCCGCATAGCCGTTGCCTTGAGCAAATCGCGCAGCCGCAGCCGCCAGAATGATGAGTGCTTCAATCATCTATATCCCCCGTTCTTCGTAGGGGTAGATAGCTATTGGCTTCCACTCGTTTAAACGGTTCATCATTTTCTGCCCTTTAAGCTGCGATCACCGAACCACCACGTTACAGCAGATGAAGCCATGAACAAAACGCTTTCAATCACGCCAGCCTTCATGGCAAAATCATCGGTGGTAAAGTATATGCCGCCGACGAGCGTTAGGAGAAATAGAGTGAGGACAGGGCGTACCATTCTAAGAGTATCCACAACCCAACGATGGGGATTGCCCAACGAACTGTCGTGCGCGTAGGATGCTTCTCGTAAACTGGCGGCTGTTTCTGCATTGGCTATCGCCAATTCATTCTCAGTTTCAGCGGTACGAAGTTCAGCTTGTTTGTCGAGCAGCTTTAACTCGTGCGCGAAGTCCAGTTCCCTGTCCTTTCGACGCTGGTGTGCCTCGAACAGGCCGATGCCCTTGCTCAGTAAACTTCCGACTAACCCGGTTGCCCCACCCGTCAATACCGAGCCTATTAGTCCCAAGAACCCCATTTTCTGTTTCTCCTTGTGTCAACGTGGAGGAAGGTTTTGTACTTCCCGAATGATCCGAACCCTGCCTCTCGGCACTGTCGTAAAAGCTCGTTCCTGTCGTGTCCTCTAAGTGAGATGTCGAAAGCAATTCCCTCACGATGCGCCGACTTTGGCGCACCACCGACTCTAGCATTGTGTAACCTTGACCGATAAGAGCTATTAATTGTGAACGCTTTATCTGCCAGAAGACGCGCTCTAAGAAGAATAGTAAGTGCAGCATCATTGACCAGCAACTCGCCAGTACCCCGGCAAGCAATTTCTTGAGGCGTAAAATATGGGGCGTAATCCCATCTATCGACTTCTGAATAATGTTCATAGATCATATCCTACTGTAGACCACTTTTTGCCATTATTTTTTCCTAGACTTTGCACCAGAGCATTTCCAACGCTTACGAGATAAGTTGTTAGGAGTGTTAGGATCGGTCTGTTTCTTTTTAGACAACCCCTTCTTTATACCTAAACTTCTGGCACAATAACTATCACCCTTACTAGTACCGGGCTTTACTCTAGACCCACCACCTTTTGCTTTACCAGCTTGTCCATAGCTTACACGCTTACCGCTTGATGTTATTTTAACTTTAGCCTTACCTTTCCTAGGAGTTGCCATTACCTTTTTGCCACTTTCTTTGCTGCCTTCGACAACTTACTAAAATGAACTACAGGTTTGCTTGTCTTAGTATGTGTCTTGTTAGAGTGCATTTGCCCACTAGGCATTTTGTGTGTAGACCCCGTATGCTCTTTGCCGCTCTTAAAATAGTGCTTAACGCCTTTTCCCATTACTTCTCTCCGTTGATCTTGTGGTCTAACATCCTGTCGTCACCTACTACTCTGCGTAACTCATGGCTGGTTATTTTAGAAGACGGTATGTATTGCCATGTCCTACCAAACTTACCGTTGCGCTCAAAGATTGTCTCTCGCAATCCTATATGAATGATAACTACCTTGTCCCCATCTAAGATACAGGTCTCCATTGGCTCAAATCCGGGTGTTGTCTTCCATTTCCATGCAGCGATTAGGTCTGAGGCCCAATCTCTAATGGCAAGGCCGACAGTCACGGTTATGATAAACCCTGCCCATGCAACCCAGCCACTAGGCAATTCTATCTCAGGCATTTATACACCTTTAATCACAAGGCCAATGAGTAGCAGGATGATGGCAGATGTAGTAGACATGATGATAATTTCAAGACGCTTTAGTCGTGCGTTAACAGCGGAGAACTGTAGCTGGATATTCTTGCTGCGTTCTTCACAGACACGCTCGTGTGCTTCGAGACTTATATCTTTCTTAGCCATATTAAGTATCCACCTTCACTGTCTTTATATAATCGAGAACATAACCTAGTGCTTTAGGAAATTCTCGCTCTACTCTGCGCTCAACCTCTTCGATACTAGTGGCTTGGAACTCGAAGTAATTTACATCTTCAAATTTGTCAGAAATAGCAAAGTTATTATTCCAATCGTCACCACCCCTGATGCAGTCTCGAACTCGTTTGTTATATACGCCAATTTCGTAAAGCACTTAACAAGTCCCATCAACACAACGGTTAATCCAGATTACATACCCTGCCCCACCTGCCAAGGCTACAATAGCCAGTAACTTTCCAAACTCCCCCAACCAGTAAATACATTTATCATAAAATGCTTTGTCAGCTTTTTGCTTCTCTTTTCGTGCTTTAGCTGCTTTGACCTTAGCCTCTTCGACAATAGCTAACCTGCGTTCTCTTTCGTCTTTGATTGCAGCCCAAGTCCCGAAGCCAAACTTGTTATCTATATCTATTTCAAGATTGAGCAGCTTTATCTTATTGTTTTTCTCCGTGATAACATCTGTAACAACAGAGCTTATACTGGCATCGCCATCGCCCTGCTCAGTTGCCTGTGCAGTCTTCTCAGTGTGGCTAAAGAGTTCCTCTATTGAACCCGCGATATCCTTAATATCAGTGGCAGTTTCCAGTAGCTTTTTCGCCCCGGCTATGGCGAGGCCAATTGTGATAGGGTCCATTTATCACCTATTTTTCCCAGTGAGTTTCATTTGTTTATCCGTCTAATCATAATTATTGCTGTAATTATTAAGCCCATGATTATAGCTTCGCCAATAGTTAGTTTAGCTAGAGTGTCCATAAAACCCATGTTAAAATCCTAGCTTAGTCCTGAATAATTTTCCACTTACCTAGCCCTCGCCTGTAGCACTACATCAGCCGTATAAAATCTCATTAGGTGGCTAGTATGCTCAGGAGTGAGGCTACTACTGATATAGGCCCGTAATGCAGTGTTGACTTTGTTCTTATGCGTACTAAACGAGTGCGTGATCCCTTTATCAGTAAGCCACGCCCAAAGTCTACCTAAGCG